CTTATGATGATGTAAATTTGACTGTAATTACTGGATCTGGACAAAATGGTACTGCAGATATTACTGTAGAAGATGGTGTTGCCATTGCTGCTACTGTAACTTCTGGTGGAAATGGTTATAGAGTTGGTGATATTTTAACTGGAACTATAGGAAATGATGGATTAGGTAGAAACTTACAACTATCAATTTCTGAACTCTATGGAATTAATGAAATTATTTTAGATCAGGTTCAGGGTGATTTTATCGTAGGAACTGGAAAAACTATCAGATTTATTAATTCTTCAGGAGTAACTACAGACTTCAGTGAAAATAGTAGTGTTTTCATATCTAATACTCCTAGAGTTATATCTGATGGACTTCATATTAAAGTTAATCACTTAAATCATGGTATGCATTCTGGAACAAATACTGCGACTCTCAATAACATTAGTTCAGATATTATTCCAGCAAAAATATCAACTTCATATTCTAGAACTTCAACCGCAGACATTACTTTAGATGATGCATCAAACTTTACTAATTTTGAAGGTGTTGGTGTTGCTGTAACAAACCCTGGATATGCTTTAATTGGTAAAGAAATTATTTCATATACTGCTGTTTCTGGTAATACTTTGGAAAATATTACAAGATCCATAGATTCAACTTTTGCAGAAGAATATGATGCAAATCAGTTGATATACAAATATGAATTTTCTGGAATTTCTTTACGAAGAATAAATAAAGATCATCAACTTCAAGATGCAACAGTTACTGATCCGATTGGGTTAGATTATTATACAATAAAAATTGATAATTCATCTGATGGAATAGATCGTTCAAATTCTACATCTTTCCCAACATTATATTTAAATGAAACAAAATCATCTGGCGGTGATCAAATTACTTCAAATCAAAATATTCAATATGAAATTATGAAACCTTTGATTCAAACATTAGTTATGGATAAAACCTCTCTTAGAGGAAGATGTAGAACTGTAACAGCAACAAGTGTTAGTGGAAATGAAACTTCTTTTATAGATTCTGGATATCAGAATATATCTCTCGATCAAAATAATTATTTTGATACACCAAGGATGATAGCATCAAATAAAAATTCAGAAGTACTACTTACAGATCTTCCTGGAAATAAGTCTTTTGAGATTGAATTAACATTATCAACTTCTGATAGGAGATTATCTCCGGTTATTGATTTGGATAGAGTAGGATCTATTTTTATTTCTAATAGGGTGAATAAAGTAATTAATGATTATAAGACAGATATTAGAACATCATCAATTCAAGATGATCCAAATGCATTTGTTTATGTTACAAAACCAATTGCTTTAGAAATTCCCGGAAATAACATTCGTACATTACTATCTGCATATGTTAATGAATTTTCTGATATACGTGCATTTTATGCAATTTTAAATAATCCAGATGACGATCCAATTTATTATCCATTCCCAGGATATACAAATCGTATTGCATCCGGTCAAGTTATTGATATTAATGATAATGATGGAAGTTCTGATAGTTTTGTTTCTCCAGTTGATAATAAAGGATTTTTATCAAGATCTTTAGTATTTAAAGATTATGAATTTACTGTTGAAAGTTTACCTTCATTTAAATATTTTAGTATTAAAGTGATAGGAACTTCAACAAATCAGTGCTATCCACCAAGAATGAGAGATTTTAGGACAATTGCATATGCATAAAATGAAAGTAAAAGTATCTGATAATTTAAATTTAGTTCGGGATTTAAATACAAATGCAATTTTAAATACAAATTATAATGATTATAAAAATTATTTGAAAATAAAACAACAAAAAGAAAATGAGAATAAAAGAGTTGATAAAATTGAATCTGATGTCATGTCCATTAAAAAAGATCTTCAAGATATTAAGGAGTTATTAAGATGTCTAATCAAAGAATAACTTTTAATCCAAACTCTGGTGTTCCATATGCTGTAAATTTAACATTAAATACAGGATCTAGTTTTAATACTAACTTTACAGCAGTTGATGTTTCTGGGGAAGCATTTGACTTTACATCATGGACTGGATCATCACAAATGACAAAGAGTGTTTCTATTGGTTCAACTCTTTATCCACATGCAACTTTTAATGTCAATTTCACTAATGAATCTGAAGGGAAATTTAAAATTTCTCTCGGATCTACTGAAACTCGTTCTTTAAAAGAAGGAAGATATTATTATGATGTTTTAGTTAGCTCTGGTACTACTGTATATAAAATTGTTGATGGAAATATTCTAGTGCTTTCTGGAATTTCTTCTGCTCCATAAATATTTTTAAAGATAAAGTAAAATGTCACAACCATCATCAAGACAAGATTTGATAAATTACTGCAAAAGAAAACTTGGTGCTCCTGTATTAGAAATTAATGTTGCTGATGAACAAGTTGATGATTTAGTTGATGATGCTCTTCAATATTTCCATGAAAGACATTTTGATGGTGTTGTTCAAACATATTTAAAATATAAAATTACTCAAGATGATATTGATAGAGGAAGATCTAAAGGAAATAGTAAAAATATTGGAATTTCTACAGATGTAGTTTCTCATAGTGTAGGTAATAGCACTGAGTTTTCTTTTGAAGAAAATGGCAATTATTTACCAGTTCCAAGTTCTGTTACTGGAGTGAATAAAATTTTTAAACTACAATCATCATCTGCTACAAGTGGATCAATGTTTAGTGTTAAATATCAATTATTTTTAAATGATTTATATTATTGGGATTCTATCGATCTTCTTCAGTACTCTATGATTCAGTCAAAACTTTCTGATATTGATTATTTACTTAATCCCCTCAAACATTTTAGATTTAATCAAAGACAGGATCGTTTATATATTGATATGGATTGGGGTCAAGTAAGTGCTAATGATTATTTAATTATTGACTGTTGGAGATTATTAGATCCAAATACATATACTCAAGTGTGGAATGATTCTTTTCTTAAACTTTATTTAACTTCATTAATAAAAAGGCAATGGGGTCAAAATTTAATTAAATTTCAAGGTGTAAAGTTGCCTGGAGGAGTTGAACTTAATGGTCGTCAAATGTATGACGACGCACAAAGAGAGATTGATCAACTTATGGAAAAAATGTCATCTACATATGAACTCCCACCTTTAGACATGATAGGGTAATTAAATATGTTAAATCCATTTTTTCAGCAAGGTTCTCGCAGTGAACAAAATTTGATACAAGATTTAGTTAATGAACAGTTAAGAATGTATGGTGTGGAAGTTTATTACATTCCAAGAAAATATTTAACTAAAAATACAGTAATTGAAGAAGTAATCCAATCAGAATTTAATAATGCATATCCAATAGAAGCATATGTTAACAATTATGATGGATATGATGGCCAAGGAACGTTATTATCAAAATTTGGAATACAAGATGTTGATGACTTATCTTTAGTTATTTCTAGAGATAGATATGAAAACTACATATCACCTCTAATCAGGGATTTACCAAATATCGAACTATCCTCTAGACCAAAAGAAGGAGATTTAATTTATTTTCCATTGGGAGATAGGTTATTTGAAATAAAATATGTAGAGCACGAAAAACCTTTTTACCAATTACAAAAAAATTATGTTTATGAATTGAGATGCGAACTATTCAGATATGGAACTGAAGTTATTGATACTGGTATTGAAGAAATTGATGATAATTTGAAAGATCAAGGGTACATTCAGACATTTACTGTTTCCGGTATTGGTGAAACTGCTGCAGCGTATACTGGAATTGTAAATGGTGCTTTGAGTTTATTTACATTTTCAAGTTTTGGTTATGGATATAATGAACCAGTAAATGTTGCAATTTCTACAGCACCTTCCGGAGAAATAAATGCCATCGGTGTTGTTACTGGAAGAACTACATATGGATCTGGTGGAGATAAATTTTTAACAATAGAAGGAATAGAACTTGTAAATCCCGGATCTGGATATACAGTAGCACCAGGTGTTGTAATTAGTGGAAATACAACTGGTGTTGGTGCAGCTGCAACTGTTGGAGTTGTAACTGAGGGATCGGTTGGTATTGTTACTATTACCAGTGTTGGATCTAATTTTGTTGATGAACCAACAGTAATATTCTCATCACCACCTGGAGCTGGAACTACTGCAACTGGCAGAGCAATTGTATCGAGTGATAATACAATTTCTGCTGTAAGAATTATTAATGCTGGTTCTGGATATACTACAGCACCAACAATAACATTTGGTCTTCCCAATCAAATTGGAACTGGTAATTTTGAATTTAATGAGATTGTTACTGGAACATCTGGTGTTACTGGAAGAGTTAAATCGTGGAATGTCGGAACTAAAAAACTACAGTTGTCAAATTTAACTGGAGAATTTAGAAATGGGGAAGTTATAACTGGAGAAAAATCTGGAGCTACTCATAAAATAGTAATACTAAATACTATTACTAGTAATACATTAATTCCAGACAACACATTTAATGTTGTAGATAATTATGATGAAAACGATATCATTCAATCTGAAGGTGATGATATTTTAGATTTTACAGAAAAAAATCCTTTTGGAAGAGTTTAGTAAATTTAGTAAAAAAGATCTGCCATGTTTGAATATTTTTATCACGAAATTTTAAGAAAAACTGTAATTGGTTTTGGCACTCTTTTCAATGGAATAAAAATAAAAACAACAGATTCCAATAATAATGTAAAAGGAACTATGGAAGTTCCTCTTGCGTATACTTCTCAGCAAAAGTTCTTATCCAGATTAGAACAATCTGAAGATCTTAATAAACCAACTCAAATTTCATTACCAAGAATGTCATTTGAACTCACAGGTTTAGTATATGATTCGAGTAGAAAAGTCACTACTACACAAAAATTTTTAGTTCCCTCTCCAAGTGGAGATGGAACTACTAAAAAGTCATACATGCCAGTTCCATACAATCTTCAATTTGATTTAAACATTTATACAAAATTAAATGATGATATGCTTCAGATTGTTGAACAAATATTACCATATTTTCAACCATCATATAATTTAACAATTAATTTGTTAGAAGATTTGAATGAAAAAAGAGATATTCCTATTGTTTTGGAAGGAATATCAATGTCTGATGATTATGAAGGTGATTTTTCATCTCGTCGAGCTTTAATCTATACTTTAAGATTTAGTGCAAAAACTTATCTATTTGGTCCACAAAAAGATGTATCTACAAAAATTATCAAAAAGTCGGCGGATATTGGATATTTTTCATCTTCTATAAACGGAGAAAAAAAATCAAGAGATGTTACTTATTCATCTAAACCAAAAGCAGTTAAGGAATATGATAATAGTGTTGTAACAACAACTTCTAGTGATCTCAATAAAATCGATGAAATTGTTGAGTTACAGTCAATTGCTAATATATCTGAAGATACTTATATTAGTATTAATAAAGAAGTAATGTATGTCAAGCAAAAGTCCGATTCTGGAAATAAAATTCTTGTTAGAAGATCTCAAAATGGAACAACTGCATCTTCTCACGTTTCTGGATCTAATGTTACAGCAATAACGATTGTTGATAATGCGTTAATAGAGATTGGTGATGATTTTGGTTTTGATGGAGGATTTATCTAATGTCAAAATTTGATAATTTAAATGATACTTTCAATGTAGAATCTGAAGTAGTAGAGATTAAAGTTGAAGAAAAGTCTATAGAAAAACCTCAAGATGAAATACAAAAAGATCAAATTTTGAAAGACTATGAATATACACGAGGGAATTTGTATTCTTTAATTGAAAAGGGTCAAGAAGCAGTGAATGGAATACTCGAACTAGCACAAGAAACTGAAATGCCTAGAGCATATGAAGTCGCTGGACAATTAATTAAGAATGTTTCAGATGCAACTGATAAACTTTTAGATTTGCAGAAAAAAATGCATGATCTCGAAAAAGAGACAAAATCTTTATCTGGACCAACTACTGTTAATAATGCACTTTTTATTGGTTCTACTGCAGAACTATCAAAATTGCTGAATAAAAATGATTTTAATAAAGATAATATTTAAGATAAATAAATGAAATATAGATGATACATCTTTTTAAGGATATAGGGAGTTGAGATGAATACAAATCCAGTTATTAGATTAAAAAGATCATTCAATGAGGGGTCAAAACCTTCATTATCTCAGGTTGGTCCTGGTGAACTAGCAATTAATCATTTTGATGGGGCATTATTCTTAAGGCAAGATACTCAAGGTGTTGGAATTGCAACTAGAGTTGTTAACGTTGGTGCCGGTGTAAGTTTAGGAAATACTTTTTTTGTCACTCCAAAGGGAAATGATGAGGAAAATACAGGTGCTACTGAGCAAGATGCTTTTCTTACTATAAAAAAAGCAGCATCTGTTGCTTTTCCAGGAGATACGATTAAAATTGCTGCAGGATATTATGTCGAAGATAATCCAATTACATTTAGAAAAAATATATCAGTTGAAGGATTTGAATTAAGAAATTGTCTTGTTGCACCAGATAATCCAAGTGAAGATTTATTTTATGTCAGTGATGGTTGTCATGTCACTGATATTAGTTTTGTAGGTAAAGGTGCAGTTCTTGCTGGAAGTTTTGTCGGAGAACCAGCAACAAATGGTGCTGCTGTGATTGCATTTCCACCATTAAAGGGAGTATCTGTAGATAGATATTTTGATGGTGCTAGACTTATCAGAGCAAATGCTGATTTTATTGCTGGGGAAGCAGTTGGATTTCTGACTAGTGGTTTCAGTGGACTTGCTGG